TAGTTTTTGTCGTAGTTTCAATATTTTCTTTGATAATCTCGCCCATGATAGTGCGATCTTCATAACTGTAAATGTGAAATAGGTCGTTGGCAGTGACTCCGCCGCGCATGTACCAACTTATTCTAAAGATATCGTCTTTGATAGACTTTACAGATGCTTCTAAATTTTCAAATAGTTTGGCAATGTCAGAGTTAGACAATGTTAAGACTTTTTTACGAAAAAATTTGCTTGATCCATGGTAATTTCTAATTCGGCAGGAGTTCCACAGTTAGAACACTGCACACCTACACTAGGAATTTTCCATGCTTTTTTATTATCTTCAATTAATTTTCTAATACCGTCAAATAAATCAGCTTCACTGTTCTTGACCCATTCTTCTATGAATTTTTGATCCGTGACTATAGTGTCTGGTGCAGTCACTGATTCTATTGATTTTAGAAACATATCATTTTGTAAATCCGCTATTTCTCTATAGCTGTCATTGATAATTTTTTGATTTTCCGCATTGTCAAAGTCCTGTGCAGCAGCCATTAATCTTTTCTGTATCTTAAAATTTTCAAGATTGAATTTTGTCATCTCTTGATAGAAAAGAGGTCTTATCTTGATCGTTAATTCATGCACTTGCACACTATTTTTATATTCAGATCTATCAAAATGATCTATCAAAGGCCTAAGGTCGATGTCATATTCATTTTCTGTACCACAGTTGCCGCATGTATGTTCAACGGTCATTAAATTTCCGTAGGTAGCGATTCTAATGCTCATTAATATATGATCTAGGTCAATGGCACTGACATGCCATGCATCTTTTATACCAGGACAACAGCTCTGGATCACACGCACTGTTGATTCTCCTGTGAATAAACTATCCGGAGTTTTTAAAATTATTTCGTCCATGCCGGTCATGGCATACACTTCTAGATTACTGGGGTCACCGGATATCGCGTCTGGCGGTGCAAACAGTCCTTTGCTAGGCAAAGGCACAGTTAATTTTGGCTGTCTAAAATACTTCTGTAATGGATTTTGACTCATTCTAACTCCAGATAAATATACTAATGGTATTTATATACGCATTTTTTAGGTAAAAAATAAATGGCTGATAATATCTCTAGAGATGATTTAAAAGATGCAATGACTGCTGTGTTTAGGCAAGGTCAGCAATCTGCTGGTGCAAAACAACAAGCAGGTGGCCCAGGTGCCGGCGCAGATATTCTTAAAACTTTAACCGAAGGTGCGAAACTAACGGGAAGTGCTTTTTCTGCACTAGCAGCAGGCGGCAACAACTTTGGTTCTGTGCTGGGTGCAACTGGCGCTCAACTCGGCAAATTTGGTAAACTAGGTGAATTAGCCGGTGGGGCACTTTCATATGTAGGCAAGTATGCGCAGGAATCTGTTGATGCCATGCGCAACTTTGGCAAGTTTGGTGCTAGTTTTGGCGGCGACGCCATGGACATGCGAGTACAGATTGCTGGCACACGCATGAGTCTAGAAGAATATGGAAAAACTTTAAACAAAAATAGAGATCTATTAACTTCAATGGGCGGCAGCGTAGATCGCGGTGCTGTGCAGTTTAATAGATTCAGTAAAGAATTTTTTGACTCTGATGCCAGTGAACGCCTAAGAATGTTGGGCATGACCAGTGAAGAGATCAACGGAGCACTGGCTATAGAACTAGCCAGCAGAAGATTCTCTAACATGGAAGATGCCAAGAGTCGCGAAGCGGCTCGTGCCAGTGCTGAGGCCATGGCCACAGAGATGGACAAGATTGCCAAGCAGACTGGCAAGAGCAGAGAAGCACAGCAAGAAGAATTAACTGCGCTACAACGAGACGGCAAGTTCCAAGCGGCCATAAGACTGCAAATGATGAACGGCAATAAGTTTGCTGCCGAAGGAATACAAGCAGCAATGACTCAGATGAACAAGTTTGGTGCGCCTGTACAAAACTTAATGAAGGATTTGGTTTCTTTTGGCACTGCACAGAAAGATACAGCAGGTATCATGGCCGCACTAGGTCCAGCTGGTACACAGTTACAAACGGCTATGGCTGCGGTCAAAGGAGCCAAGACAGAAGAACAAAAGGCAGCAGCACAGGCTCAATTACGAGCAGCAGAACGTGCAGTAGAAGAACAACTGATGAGTAGGCAGTTCAATGAAAACGCTGCCTTAGGTATCAGAGGTTTCCAAGATGTTGCAAATTCCACAACTAATCTTACACAAGGTCTTGATAAAATCGCAGCCACAGAGGGTTTAGATTTAAACAAGGCAGCAGACCGTGCCAAAGCCATTGCTATCAGAGATCGACAGATTGCAGAGAGCCAAGCAACACAACAAGGCAAGCCAGGAACTCAAGCAGCACCAGGTAAGGCTACTACAGATGCTGTAATTAAATTGGAACAAACTCTAGGCAATGCCACAGCAGCAGTACAAAAACAAGTTGTTGACCGGCTAAACAATGAAATCGCTCCGGGCATGAAGAAGTTTGCAGACTCCTTAGGCGGTCCAACTGGTAAATTCGGTAGAGAAAATCAAGAAGCCACAATAAAAAGTGGTATTAATGACATAGTAAAAGCTGTTAACTCCCCAATAGAAACTGGACGCGGTGCTGTTGGCAATGCTCAAAGGGGAGCACAAGAAGATAAAACAGCACGTGATCGTGCTAGAGATAAAGCTCTTGCAGAAGGACGAAGCCCAGAAGCAGCCGAGGCAGCAGGAAGAGCAGCAGAACAACAATCAAGAGACCAAGCAAGATCTAATTCGAGCGCAGTAACAAATCCTTTCGGCGCATTGTTTACTAATTCACAACCGGGTGTAGTCACAGTGGTGCCAGGCAGAGCCACAGGTACTATAGGAGAAACAGGAGCACAACGGGCAGTAGAAGGAGCAGAAAGAGAACGAGCAAGACGGGAATCTGCTCAAGGCGGAGTAACAAATCCTCTTGGCGGATTGTTTACTAATTCACAACCGGGTGTAGTCACAGTGGTGCCAGGCAGAGCCACAGGTACTATAGGAGAAACAGGACAATTGTTTGAACCTAAGGCATTTTTTGGAATGCTGCACAAAGGAGAAACAATTTTTACTCCTGATCAATTAATGAACTTTGCAAAAAATGCACAGGGTACTGGCATAGAGACTGCGATATCTTCACTGTCTAGTGCTATGCAAACAGGCACACAAGGACCAGCAGGACCCGCAGGATCCGCAGGATCAGCATTGCCAGGTGGTTTTAATATTGCTAATTTTTCTACTCCTGTGACTGCTATCGCAGAAATGTTTAACACTGTGGTAGCAGAAGGAGATAAGATCGCAGCACAGACTCAAAGTTTTCTAAGCAGTCAAAAGAGCTTTGCTGAGTCAACATTAAAAAACATCAGCTTACAACTGTCAAACTTAGATGATCAAAAAGATAATCAACAGTTGCACACTATCAATCAACAGTTGCACACTATCAGTCTTAACACAGAAGTTGAAATTTTAAAAAATAAAAAAATAGAATTAGCGGAACTAAACCGTAGAGATCAATTAGATATCGAACACAGTCAAAGACAGATAGCTCTGTATAGAGAAATGATTGATCAAGCACAGTCTGCAGATGAAGTTACTGATTTACAAACTAAACTAGCTTTAGAAGAGCAAGATCTGTCAGATGCAAAATTTGATTTGGCCATGCGTCAACAGGCAATTTTAGATACAGACGCTGACATCAGTTTAAAAGAACAGCAACTTTATGATGCTAGAGAAGAATTAGCAAATACAGAATCTGCACAAGCCAAATCAATTGAACCAAAGTCTGGAAAAGATGCATATAGCAGTGTGTTAGATAAATTTTTTGGTCCTATGGCTGGACCAAATTCCACAGTAACCGATGCTGCGGCAGGTAAGCCAGCAGCAGCACCAGCAGCAGCACTAGCAGCAGCACCAGCAGCAGCACCAGCAGCAGCACTAGCAGCAGCACCACAGCGCCAGCAGCAGCACCAGCAGCACCAGCAGCACCAGCAGCAGCACCTACTACAGCAGATGCAGGCGGCAAAGGCAAAGAAGCTACTCTAAACGATGTTGTTAAAAGTCTTGACACATTAAATAAGCAAGTGGGCCTATTAAATTCAGAAATGTCCAAATTACCTAACTTGATGGAGAGGTCTGTAAAAGCAACCAAAGCCCTTAATGGCAATGTAAATGCGAGTGTATAATGAGTTGGAAAAAATATTTTACTCCTGTAGGCAACAACGTACTCACTGACGGTTCGCTCAGTCCAATGAGCAGCGGAAATAGTTCTCGACCAGGACCTGCAAGAACGAATTATAGCAGTTACTTGCCAGACGTATACGCTGGCGCGCCTAATCGCGTAGAAAGATACTTGCAGTATGATACTATGGACATGGACCCTGAAGTAAATGCAGCGTTAGATATTTTGGCAGAATTCTGTACTCAAAAAAACAAAGAAAATAATACACCATTCCAATTAGTGTTGAAAAACAAAGCCACTAACAGTGAAATAAGAATTTTAAGGGAGTATCTACAACAGTGGAGTAAACTACAACAATTTGAAAATAGGATTTTTAGAATGATGCGTAACCTGTTCAAATATGGTGACGCTTTTTTTATCAGAGATCCTGAAACACAACAATGGATGTACATTGACTCAGGTAAAATAACAAAAATTATCGTGAATGAATCAGAAGGGAAAAAACCAGAACAATACATCATACGAGATCTCAATATAAATTTCAAAGACCTTGTAGTCACAATGATACATCCAAATACTACAAACACACAAAATAGAGGTACCACATACGCCGCAGGCGGCGGAGCAGTTAGAGGATTGGCCGGCTCTTATCCCGGATCTGTGGGATCAAGATTTGAATTGACACAGCAAGAAGAAGCTATAAATGCTGAACACGTCATACACATCAGTCTAAGCGAAGGTCTAGACAATAACTATCCGTTCGGAAATAGTCTGTTAGAACAGGTATTTAAAGTTTTCAAACAAAAAGAATTACTTGAAGATGCAATTATTATCTATCGTGTACAACGTGCTCCGGAGCGCAGGGTATTCTATGTCGATGTAGGCAATATGCCCAGCCACTTGGCCATGGGATTTGTTGAACGTGTTAAAAATGAAATACATCAAAGGCGTATTCCTAGTGCCACAGGAGGAGGACAAAATGTCATTGATTCGGCGTATAATCCATTATCTATTAACGAAGACTATTTCTTCCCACAGACAGCGGAAGGACGTGGTTCGAAAGTTGAAACATTGCCGGGGGGCACCAATCTAGGCGAAATTGATGATTTAAAATTCTTTACAAACAAGTTATTCAGAGGTCTGCGCATCCCAAGTTCATATCTCCCTACCGGAGCAGATGACAGTCAAGCTCAGTACAACGATGGGCGTGTTGGCACAGCGTATATACAAGAATTTAGATTCAACAAATACTGCGAAAGACTGCAAAGCCTAGCGGCAGTGATATTTGATGAAGAATTCAAACGTTATCTAGAGAAACGTGGAGTAAACATAGATGCCAGTCTATTTGAACTGAAACTACAGACACCAATGAATTTCGCTGCCTATCGACAGAGTGAAGTAGATGGCCAACGCATTAATACTTTCAACACTATTCAGGCCGTGCCTTTTATCAGTAAAAGGTTCGCACTGAAACGTTTCTTAGGTTTAAGTGATGAAGAACTTGCAGAAAATGAACGTCTATGGTCTGAGGAGCAGGGCAAAAGCACTCCAATACCTACAGACAGCAGTGGAGAATTACGTTCAATTGGCATAAGTCAAAGCGATCTATCAAATGATGCCGAGGCTGCTACTGATACAGAAGCCACGCCCGAACAGGCCCAAGCGGCCCCACAAGCAGGAACAGCCGCAGCGCCCACAGCTCCGGCCACGCCACCAGCCGCATAAATATATTGCTATGATTTTACGTGAATTGTTTTATATAGACAAAGACAAACAAACCTTGACCAATGATTTGAGGTACGATCCTCAGCGAGATGTAAGTGCAATTAATAAAAGAGACACACGTAAAACACGTCTTACACTTGAGCAGATTAATAGACTGCGTAAACAATCTGAAGCACACATACTTGAACAGGAACAAGAACTACAGTTCTACAGTTTGTAAAATCCATGTACGGTGCGCCATCAGCACCTCCAGCTTAAAAAAATTGCCAAAGATAAATTAGCATAAGGAGATTCTATGCGCTGTTTTGTTTTAGGCAATGGCAAAAGCCGTCTCGCTATTCAGCCTTCAGAACTAATAGGCTATGGTAAAATTTATGGGTGCAATGGACTGTACAGAGAATTTGAACCAGACTGTCTAATCGCTGTAGATCCAAAAATGGTAATGGAAATCAATGCTACCGGTTACCAACACACACATGAAGTATGGACCAACGGCAACGCTAGATACAAAACCCTTAGAGGATTTAATTTTTTTAAACCTAGTTTAGGGTGGAGCAGAGGATTTAATTTTTTTAAACCTAGTTTAGGGTGGAGCAGTGGTCCTACGGCCCTAGAATTTGCCAGTCGTTCTGGTGTAAGAGAAATCTTCATACTGGGCTTTGACTATGAAGGGGATCAGGGCAAGTTCAATAATGTTTACGCTAACAGTAAAAATTATAAAATGAGCACGGACGTGGCCACCTATTATGGAAATTGGATGCGTCAAACTGAAAAAGTAATACGTGATTTCAAGCACGTTAGATTTTTCAGGCTAGTAAATGATAAATATTTTGACCCAGGTTGGCACTTTCCTAATTTCCGCCATATGGAATATAAGGAATTTAAACAATTATTGAAAACATGGCCTAAAACTACTTAATTTTCGGCCATTTTACACCCTTTTACGCAATCATTTGTAAATATATAACAGCCTTGTAACTACAGGAGATATAACATGACTGACCGCAATAAGTTCGAGCAGATGCTCGAGTATCTAGTTAACGAAGACCAAGCAAAAGCTAAAGAAATGTTTCACCAAATCGTGGTAGAAAAATCACGTGAGATTTATGAAAACCTTCTTGCAGAAGAATTTAAAGATGACGATGTTGAAGAAGGTATGGAAAAAGACGATGTTGAAGAAGCCATGGACGATGACGACCATGAAGATATGCCAACCGACGAAATGATGGATCAAGACATGGATGACACTGAAGCGGCGGAATCTTTCATGATACCATGGAAGCTGATGATGATGATGATGACATGGGCGATATGCCCAATATGGACGCCACTGACGATTTTGAAGATGATGTAAAAGGCAGTGATCCTGAAGAAATCGTATCTGACATGGGTAACGCAGTAGACGATTTAGATGCATTAGTAGCAGAATTAGAAGATGCTATTGCCAAGTTTGACAATGGCGATATGAGTATGGGTATGGACGATGAGGGTGATGAAAAACCTAAAGAAACATATGCATTCGAAGATGAAAAACTAATGCGCGAATACGTTGAAAAAGTAGGAGAAACCTACAAGGGCGGAAAAGTTGCTGGCACTTCAGAACCAGCAGGTGGTAATACTAAAAGCGTAGTGGCAAAAAAGAATGATATGGGCGGTACGACAGAGAATATTGCCCGTGGTGGCGAAGGCGGCGGTAATAAGTCAAGCCTCCCAGGTCACGCAAATGCTAAGACAGAAAATCTTGGCAACGTGAATGTTCCAGGTGGCAAAGCAGGAGTAAAACATCTTAAAGGTGTACCAGCAGGCCATGGGGCAGAAAAGAAGGGTGCAGGTGAAGATGCACAAAACAAAAAGAGCGTAGTCGGATCTAGATAATGCAACAACTACTTCGCGAACATCTTTCGTTTACACAGGCAAATATCGTTTTGGAGCAAGATGAAAAAGACGGTAAAAATCTGTTTATGAAAGGTATCTGCATACAGGGTGGTATTAAAAATGCTAACCAACGTGTTTATCCTGTAGACGAGATTAGCAGGGCTGTTAAAACTCTAAATGATCAGATAGACAATGGTTATTCTGTGTGCGGTGAAGTAGATCATCCCGATGATCTTAAAATTAACCTGGACCGTGTCAGCCACATGATTACAAATATGTGGATGGACGGTCCAAATGGTTATGGGAAGTTAAAAATATTGCCTACACCTATGGGGCAACTAGTATCAACGATGTTGGGCAGTGGCGTCAAATTAGGTGTAAGCAGCAGAGGTTCTGGAAACGTCAGAGATGATGGATCCGGCCATGTTAGCGACTTTGAAATTATAACAGTTGATATAGTCGCACAACCAAGTGCTCCCGGTGCGTATCCTACACCAATTTACGAACACCTCATGAATACTCGTGGCGGTTTAAGTAGCCTTCGCATAGCAAAGGAAGTGCAGGGCGACCCAAAAGCACAAAAATATCTCAAGGAAAGCTTATTACGTGTAATAAGCGGCCTCCAATAATAGGAGAAACACATGTTGGATTCGTTAAAAACATTGTTTGAAAACAACGTGATTTCTGAAGAGATTAAGGCAGAAATTGAACAGGCATGGAACCGCAAGGTTGTTGAAAATCGCGAACTAGTGACACAACAACTACGCGAAGAGTTTGCCCAGCGCTACGAGCATGACAAACACGTCATGGTCGAAGCACTAGATAAGATGATTTCCGATCATCTTAGCACAGAGATCCAAGAATTCAAAGAAGATAAGGCACAACTAGCAGAAGCAAAAGCCAAGTATGCTAAGAAAATGAAAGACGATGGCAAAAAGATGAAAGAATTTGTAGTTCATCAACTGGCCAAAGAAATTTCTGAACTTCATGAAGATCAAAAGCAAACAGCAGACAAGTTCCATAAACTTGAACAATTTGTGATCGATGCTCTATCAGAGGAAATCGCAGAGTTTTATCAAGACAAGCAAGATTTAGCCGAAACAAAGGTTAGACTTGTAAAGGAAGGTAAAGAACAAATTTCTCTATTAAAAGAGAAATTTATTAAACGTGCAGCAGTTATGGTAGAATCTATGGTAAGTGAAAGCTTATCAAAAGAAATCACACAACTGAAAGAAGATATTGATGCTGCTCGTAGAAATGATTTCGGACGTAAACTTTTCGAAGCATTCGCGTCTGAATACCAGGCAAGTTATCTAAACGAAAAATCTGAAACAAGTAAATTACTCAAGGTCATAGACCTGAAAGATTTAGCTATTACTGAAGCCAAAACTGAAGTAGTAGAACAACAAAAAGCCTTAGAAAGTAAAGTTTTAGAGATTGAACGTTTAAAAGATGCTGCGCAGCGGCAGGCAATTATTTCTGAATTAGTAGCTCCATTGAGCAAAGATCAGAAATCTATCATGACTGAATTATTAGAAAGTGTGCAAACACAGAAATTACATAACAGTTTTGACAAGTATTTGCCAGCAGTGATTGCGGGCGAGACCAAACCACAACAAAGACAGGCACTAGTAGAGGCAAAAGAAATTACAGGAAATAAAATTGCTAATAGCAAATTTAGTAGCGAGTTTGATTCTAATATAATTGATATTAGACGGCTTGCTGGATTATAAAGTTTAAGGAGAAACTAAATGTCAGATCTACTAAATGGTCGTTGGCAGGAGACTAAAGAGGCTCTACTAGAAGGCCTACAAGGTACTCGCAAATCAGCAATGGCTGTAACTTTAGAAAATACTCGCAAGTATTTGGCTGAAAGTGCAACTGCTGGTGCTACCTCTGCCGGTAATGTCGCAACACTTAACCGTGTTATCCTGCCCGTGATTCGTCGTGTCATGCCAACCGTTATTGCTAACGAACTAGTTGGTGTTCAACCGATGACTGGCCCAGTCGGCCAAATTCACACACTAAGAGTTCGTTATGCTGATACATCAGCCAATGCTGGTGTGCTAGCCGGTGAAGAGGCACTAAGCCCATTCAAGATCGCTGCTAGTTATGCAGGTAACGAAGTAGCAGCAACACCAAAAGCCGGTAGCACAGCTACTCTTGAAGGTGCTGCTGGTAAGCGCATGAGCATTCAAATTCTAAAGCAAGTAGTTGAGGCTAAAACCCGCAAACTATCTGCACGTTGGACATTTGAAGCTGCACAAGATGCACAAGCCCAACAAGGCATTGACATCGAAGCAGAAATTATGGCTGCGCTTGCACAAGAGATCACTGCTGAAATTGATCAAGAGATTCTAACAAGTCTACGTAGCCTTGCTGGAACAGCAGTGGAGACTTACAACCAAGCCGCAGTAAGTGGTACAGCCACTTTCGTTGGTGATGAACATGCTGCTCTAGCAGTTCAGATCAATCGTGCTGCAAACTTAATTGCACAGCGTACACGTCGTGGCGCTGGCAACTATGCAGTTGTAAGCCCGTTAGCATTGACAATTCTTCAAAGTGCCACAACTTCTGCGTTCGCAAGAACAACAGAAGGTGCTTTTGAAGCACCTACAAACACTAAGTTTGTTGGTACATTGAACAGTGCCATGCGTGTATATGTTGATAGCTATGCTAGCGACAGCACAAATGTTCTGATTGGTTACAAAGGTTCTAGCGAATCTGATGCACCAGCATTCTACTGTCCATACATTCCATTGATGAGCAGTGGTGTTGTGCTTGATCCTAGCACATTTGAGCCAGTAGTCAGCTTTATGACACGTTACGGATATGTTGAGTTAACAAACACAGCATCTTCTCTAGGTAACGCTGCTGACTATCTAGCCAATGTGGGTATCACAAACGCGAACGTTAAGTTCAGCTAATCAAATCTTTTTTACAAAAGGTTTCAAAGCGGATGGCAACATCCGCTTTTTTTATGACTTGGCTGAAACGGCTAAATACTGAGTCTAAATGAGTGCCTGCATGGGGCAGGACTTATGCGGTTACCCGCCGCGTAGACCTAGAACGTCGACATAGGAGAAAACAAATGGGACGTCCATTAAAAAAAGATAGATTAGGTACCGATGTCATCGGTACCCCGTCAGGCGATACTGGCGTAAGAGTTGAGGCATTTTTTGGC